CGACCTCGGCGTTTTCACGCTGATCACTCATTGCCGTGATGCCTCGGAAGCTAGTTGTCGGCATCAGCGGAGACCCGTTGCCTGCGCGTCGACATCGATGCCCTGCGCCTGCGTCCAATCGTTTACGATATCAACGCGCACTCGATGGAAGCGGCCTTCTGCGCGCACCGGACAAAACCCTTCGCTGGTAACGGTCGACGCCGACCCGAAGGTAACGTCTTCATGCTGCAACGACCGGCTGCCGATGGTGGCGCTAATTGTCGGCGCTACGCTGCCGCCCGTCACATAGGGGATGACGGTATTCACGATCGATCGCCGCCCTGCTGTAACTTGGAATTCTCCGGTGTCGATGGTTGCCGACAAACAGGTGCCGGTGAAGCTCTGCACTTTTTTGTCTTTCGCCGCCGCGAAGAAAAATGTGCCGCCCATGAAAACGCCGTCATCCAGGGATGCGGGCAGTGCGTCGATGCTGCTGCTGATATTGTCGAGACCTTCGAGCGTATACCCCGCCGTGAACAGCGGGGCGAGCGCGTCGCAGCTTACGACCGCGCGGCTCCATCGGTTGAGAAAATAATTATAAATAATCAATTCGTCGTTGCTGCCATCGGCGCTGTCGACCGATGGGAACGCCCAGATAACGATCTGCTGGAGCGGATCGACCGCCGCCCGCATGTTGGCGCGGTTCGCGGTTTTTAGCCTCTTAAGGAAATAGTTGTTAATTTTCTCCGCGCCAATCGGCACCAACTCGTTGCCGCGCAGCATATAGAAACCGTCGTCGCTCAAGAAAAAAACTTGCTCCGGACCGATGCTCGCGACACTGCCAGGAACAGCGCAGCCGCGCGACGTATGAATTTTATCGAACTGATATATCAGCGGAGCGCCGACGAATTGACCGCGAACAATGCCACGCTCGAAAAGCGCAATCGCATATTCGCCGCCGACCAACCCGGTGCAATCTCCAAGGTCGGCAACGTCCTGATAATCCGAAAACGCTGTTCCGCTTGTCCAACTTGTCGCGTCGTTGATGCCGGACCACCAAAGTCGATAAGGTTTAGTGCCATCGCTGCCGTCGTTGGTGAATCCGGTCATAACCTGATCGCGGACGACTGCGATGAATTTTGCCTTCGGCGGCGTTCCGCCTAAATCTGCAAACGCACCCGCCGCCCCAACCGTTGACGCTTGAATATTGTCATTAAAATTTGTTGCCAAAAGCGTCTCGCCGAATTGCACAAAATTCCAGACGTTATCGCCTGCGGTGCTATAGCCGCCGCCTTTGCTTTTGTCGGTCAACGCGGAATCGGCAGCGTTGAACTTGTACAGCTTTCCGCTGTCGCCGACATAGAGTGCGGCATTGCCGTCGTCATCTTTTCCGGCGAACATGCCGAGAATATCATTCGTCGCGGCACCGCTGACCGGCGCGATATCTTTCAAACAGCGATACCCCTTAACTGCCGGAATAACATTTTTCGCCTCGGCAGCGCCCGCGTTTTCGAATGCGGGTTGGTCGGGCGTCCATTCAGCAAAATTTATCACGCTGCTATTCTCCACGTTTCGCCGTCAGCATTTACAGTCGACCAAGTCTCGCTACCGGCGGAAACTTCGCTCCATGTTTCGCTGCCTGCGGCAACCTCGCCCCAAGTCTCGCCGAGCTTTTCGCCCGTTGCGGTCGCAGTCGTGGCAAGGGCTGTTGCCGCGCTACCGACAAAAATTACTGAGCTACTTGCTGACGCCGTCAGTGCGATTGCCGCAGGCGTAGCCGCACCGTCGACAACAAGGGCAACCGATGGCGTATTCGTCGTTAGCGAAATCGCAGCCGATGCCGATGCATCGACAACCTTAACAGCGCTGGCCGATGCGGTTATCGCAATTGACGCACTGGCGCTCGCATCTTTGACTGTCACGGAACTTGCTGATGCCGTGAGGGCAATCAATGCCGCCGCAGATGCTGATGCGGTCAGTCCAGCGCTGGCGCTTGTCGCGAAGGAAATTGCCGCTGACGCGCTACCCTCTCGAAGCGCAGCCGTGTTCCATATGCTGTTGTGTCGAGCTGGTCTAAAGTTGGTCCGACAATTTCAGCCATGCTAGGCGGCAGTCACCGTTAAGTCGCCGCTGTTAATGCGGAAGACATCACCTGTCCCGATTGTCTTCGCCGAAGCGAATGCGCCATGCACAAGTAGATTCCCGCCGCTGGCCGCGTCAAAAATCCCGTAATGTGACACGCTTCCCCAGGAACCCGTCGCGGTCGGAAAAGTCACCGTGCCATTTGTTGCGGCGCTGCCGCTCGATGCAGCGGCGAACGTAATTGCCTGACGAGCGTATCCGCTGCCGCTTAATTCGGTTCCGCTGTTGTCATCGTTGAAGCTGCCGGTCGAAAGACCGATGCGAACGGTCGTCGGCATCGTATATGCGCCGGTGCCTAGCACATGGTCTAGCACTTCCAATTCAAGAAAATCGCTCATCGCACTCATGTCAACTCCCCATAATCAGTAGTTAAGGACAACGCACCGCCCGCGAAGCGAGCGCGGTCCTCGTCGTCTTGAATGTCTTTTAATCCTTGCAGGAAAAGCGCGTCATGTTGGGCGCGGCGCTGCGGGTCCATCAAGAAACCAAACGCTTCCGCTAACGCGCCGTGCAAATAAATGTCTGGATGGCGGAGCAAAATATTGTTTGTCGCAACGCTGTCGCTCAACGGTTCAATGCTCGCCACATAAGCGATTTCCGCCGTGTAAGCGTCGTCGGGAATTGGGCGGAAATAAATCTCGGTGCCGATGACGCTATAGTTTAGTGGCTTCGCCTGTCCGGTTGCCGAGTGCGCGCGGTCGATTGCAAGCGGCGTCATAAAGGACAAATTTGTAATCGGCGAAGTGTTCAGTCGAACGTGACGAATGCGACGCACATCATTGGGCAGCGACACATATTCGTCGCCCGCCGTCAGCGTTGACGTGATGCGCGTTTCTTGGCTGCGCGTTTCGATTTCGCGGTTCATACGCGCTTCGGCGAGAGCAATAAATTCTGGCGCGCGTCCCGCCAAGTCAGTCCGCGCAAGCCAATTATCGACTGCCGTTTTCAACTCGGTGAAAGTCGAAATTGCCATTACAGTTTTCCGCCGGTCGTTCTGAGATAACGGTTTTCAGGGTCGTTCAGGTATCGTTTCCAGGCGGCCAAATTCTTCTGCGGCTCGCCGAGTTTTTTGACAAGGTCGTAGTACAAAACCGCCGGAAATTCCGCGACTTTATGGGTGTGCTTGCTGCCGGTCTGGTAATCCCCCGGCTTCCACTCGTTCGCAAACTTCTTATTTTGCTCAAGGATTGGATTGACGTTTTGTTCAGTGACGATGCTCATATCGTCGCCTTGCCATTCCGCATAAGTTTGCTTGCCGAGTGACTTGCTAATAATTTTTTTCATGCATGAAAAAGGGGAGGCCGAAGCCTCCCCTCTCCCCTCTAATGTTGACGCTTACGTGGTCGAGAGATCGACGACGGCGGCGTGTGCCTTCGGTGCCTTCATAATAAGGCAATATTCCGACACGATTGAGAACCGGGTCGCGTCGCCGACCGGGGCGACGTCCGAAGACGCGAACAAGCGGCCCGGAAGATGTCCGATGCTGTAGTAGTCGGAATCCATCAACAGGACTTCAGTGTTCGTTGCGTTCCGGTCGATGACGACGTTCAGAGTTCCGAAGTCGGTCAAATACATAGATCATTTATGTTCGCCTTAGTTCGCTAGACTAAGACCGCTTTCGCTGCTGCGTGTCGCCACGCAGATCAGACCATATCATCGCCCCGAAGGGCGTCTGGCGCTTCGGCTGGGCTTCCAGCCTACTCCCCGAAGGGATGGTCGTTGCACCTTCCAACTTTCGTTGGCTTGGATCAGGATTGTCTGTTTCCAGAGTTCCCCTGAGTTCACCAGATTTTCGAGATTGATTTCTCAATCAAGCCGCATTCAGTTTACGGAACCTATGATTATCGCGTCTTGCGGCGCTCCCGCCGTCATATGCAACTGGTTGGTCACCGCGCTGCCGGAAGACAGATCGGAGAATGCAACCTTGTTGGGCATTGTCGATTTTAGCCAACGTCAAAGCGGCGTTCGTGCCCGCCATGTCGCTGACGTCTGCACCCGTTCCGGCGGGAATCGTAGTTGCCCCAACCTTGTCAAAGTTCGTGATGTAACTAAGAAGCTTCCCGGTTTTGCGGGGGTCGGAAGCCGACTTGGCTTCGTTTGCGAACAGCGATTTGTCGATGTCGCGGCGCTGTTCGATGCCCTTCAAAACCTTTACATAAGCGGTTTCTTTGTCGCGGCCCGCTTTGTCCACACTGTCCAAAGTGCCAGAGACAGATGCGGCCTGGACTGCTATCTGGTGGACATTTGATAATCTGACCGTGGCGGTGGGATTCGTATAACTGAAATCTGCGCCCTCATTAGCATGATTATTTGCGGCGGCAGCAGTCAATTCCTGCACTTGCCAATCATGCGTTACCGCGCTGGTCGTTTCCTTTGCGGCGTTAGAAAAAATCGGGGTTTCATCCGGGTCGATACGTTGGATAACATCAGAAAGGCTTTCACGCTCTCCGACCGCATCACTGGTTTTGTAAGTAGCCAATTTGGCCTCCTATTTGTCGAGTAAGAACTGAACGGCTGCGTCCATACTTTTGCGGCCCTTCAATTTGCTGATGTTTGAAAGCTGTTGACGCTTCCGTTTTGCTGAGATTTCCCGCTTGCTGGTCGGTTGACCGCCTTTCGCCATTTTGGGAGCCGCTTTGGTCTTCTTAGTCGCCGCCGGTTTTTGCTTCATCAGTTCGTCGTACAAGTACGCCTTTCTTAAAGCATTCACCGCGCGGTGATCGCTGACCTGACTCAACTCTTGTTCGCTAAAACCAAGATGCCGCTGTGCATAGGTGTAGACCGCATTTTTTTGTTTAGTCGCCACCTCGGCGTCGCGCCATTCAGGAATAACGTCTAAGAGTTTTCCAGTTTCCTGTGCCAAGCGCTCTTGCGCCTGTGCTTGCAGTTGCTGGTGCTGTTCCGCTTGGACCCGCTGCTGTTCGCTCTGCACTTGCGCTAATGCATCGCGTCTGTCTCGCATCGCTTCGCGCTGCTTGACAAATTCTATCGGGTCTTCCGCTTCGAGCGCGTTCCAATATTCTTGGGTCGGCTCGCTTTGGCTTAAAGCTGTCTCCAATTGTGCAAGTTGGTTGGCGTAGCCTGATCGCTGCGCCTGTAGCGCTTCCAGTTCTGCCTCGGCCTGCTTCCGGCCTTCAGCGACTTGCTGGGTCTTGCGCGTATAATCGCCCTGACGCATGTAACCGAGCCGGAGCTCTTCAAGCGTCAAATCGACTTCGTCGTCGCCAATGCGGACCCGGTAGACTTCGTCGCCAGGGTTTTCCTCAACAGCTTCGACAGCTTCAACCTCTTCG